ATCTAGATATGGATCTTTTGAACATAATGCTAAAATAACACAACGACTTTGCAATGTGTTAAAACAGGCACCTAATTATGATTTATTAGAAGAAGAACATATTGAAGCTTTCCACATGATATTTCATAAGATAGCAAGATGTGTTTGTGGTGATCCTAATTATATTGATAATATCCATGATATAGTAGGTTATGCAAAACTTTTAGAAGAGTTTTTAAAAGATAAAGAATTCGGAATAAATTTGTCTAATATAAGTACTTTAAAATAATGGAACGATATAATGTAGAACATATAAGAAAAGAATTTATAAGACTTAAAGAAAATAAATTACTTTCTGATAATGGAACTTATGAAATATTAAATGCTTCGTTTATTTCTAATGATTTAGTAATATTTGGAGAATTAAATGAAAAATATGCTAAATCAGAAGTAAAATGGTATTTAAGTCAAAGTAGAAATATAAATGATATAGAAGGTAAAATTCCTTCTATATGGAAAGAAGTTGCAACAAAAGATGGATTTATAAATTCTAATTATGGTTGGTGTATATTTTCAGAAGAAAATGGAAGCCAATTTGAAAATGCAATAGCAAAATTAGAAAGTGCTAAACTGTCAAGGCAAGCAACTATGATTTATATTCGCCCATATATGCATGCAGATTCTGTTAAAGACGGTATGAATGACTTTATGTGCACATACAGTGTTCAATTAATGATAAGAGATGATCGCTTGTATTATCATGTTTATATGAGAAGCAATGATGCAATATTTGGTTATAAGAACGATTCTTATTGGCATCATTTTGTTCATGACTTAGCATATAAACAATTAAAGAAGACTTATAAACATTTACGTTTTGGGCATTTATTTTGGAATGCTGCAACTCTTCATATTTACCCTAGACATTTCGATCTAATAAATTAATAAAAATAAAATGAAAAAATCTATAATTTTTAATCCTTTTACTCCAATTCCTAAATCTGAAAAAAGCCATATTAGAGGATGGGCACTTATGTGGGCGCAAAGACTAGATGCTGACATAGCAACAAAAGAAACTGATTTATTAGGCTATGAAAACATTTATATTGACCATGGGGTTAATTTTCATGGATCTTTGAACTTATTTGGAGGATTCAATGATGATATAGTTTCAAATTGCTATAATTTAATGGATGCAGTAGATAATGAAGCTAAATTATTTTCTTTAGATTGGAGAATAAAAGATTGTAATTATATTTCTCAAATAGAAAAACGAATTGGTGCAAAAACAACTTCAGAAATGGTTAATTTTGACTTCTTAGAAAAATTTGAAAAGATATTGAATAAAGCAAAATATCTTCCAATGGAATCACTTAACTTAGATAAATGGATTATAGGTGATAGCCATACGCTAGCATTTTCAACTAAAGATCAAGCAATTACAAGATTAAATGGAAAAACATTATATAGTGTAATTTGTAAATCTGGATTAGATTCATTTTTACATTATCAAAATAAGCCTAAAAATGTGAAAGAAATAACCTTATGCTTAGGATCAATTGATATAAGATTCCATTTGTTAAGATTAAAAACATTTACTGCAAAAGAGTTTGCTGATTTGTATGCTAAAGAAATAGTTAAATGGCAGAACTTTTATAATATTCCTATAAAAGTTTGTGCTCCTGTCCCTATAGAACATGAATTGAGAAAATTACCTAAAACAGGACAATTCGAAGGACAAAATTTTTATGGAGCAAGATGGGAAAGATTAAAATTTACATTTGACTTTATAAAATATCTTAGCGATTATTGTTTTGACTTTGACCTTATAAAACCGCCTAAAGAATGGTATGTAATGCCTGGAGATGAATACGCAAAAGAAATAATGGAATTACACTCATCTGTGCATATAGCTCCTAAATATTATCGATCAATTTATAATTGGAATTAAAATGTATGAAATAACTAACTCAAATAAAAATAAAGATTGGGTTTTTGATATAAAAAGTTTAAATAAAGAATATTATTTAGATCTTTACGGAAGCTTTAAATCAAAACTTCCTATGCCTGAATTTTACTCATCTCCTGAAAGAGATGATATTTTTATTTTAGACTTTGCTAAAGGTCCATGTGGACTAAAAGCTTACGGGGCAGAAAAGTTTATTGCTCAAATGGATTCAGACCTTTTAGGTTATGCTGCTCCAAGAGTAGGCCATGCTGCTGAAGCTATTGCAATGCTTTCAGAAATATACAATAAAAAGACAGTATTTTTTGCAGCAGCATCAAAACAAGTAACACCTCACCAAGCTGTTGTTTTAGCTTATAAAAATTGTGATTTAAGATTCGTTAAGATTCCAGCTATGCCTTGTTTAAATTCCTGGATTCGCGACTGGGCAGAAAAATTTAATGGTATTGCTTTACCTTTTGGGTTAGCAAATACTCCTGAAGTTACTGCAGGATTAATAAACATGTGCGAAAATCATCGATTGATTTATGGTGAACCTACAGAATTTTATTGTGCAGTTTCAACAGGAACTATGATAAGAGCTTTACAAATAGGTTGGCCTAATGCTAATGCTAAAGGCGTTGCTGTAGCAAGAAATATTAAAGAAGGTGAAAAAGGAAATGCTAATGTAATATCTTATCATAAAACTTTCTATCAAAAATCAGAATATATGCCTGAGTTTAATACTACAACTACTTATGACGCAAAAGCATATAAAAGATTTATTGATGAAGGAAAGCCTGGCGCTATATTTATAAATGTAGGATCAGATAAACAAATAGAAAATAGACTTTCAGAAATATCTAATTGGAAAGATATTAATGGAATTAGAGAATGGGGAGATCAATCAGCTTTTAATTATGCATAATTTACAGACAACAAAATATTACGAAGAATTTATTTATTATGCTAAAATTTCTAAATGGCAGCATGAGAATTGTAATTTAGGATTAGTTCCATATAAAGAAACTCCATGGGATGATGATCTAATAAAGAATGTTTATCTTTATGATGTATGCGCAAGAAAATACGCAGGTTTTACTCAATTAATCTTAGATATATGGCATGATTATGAAACTCATCCATATAAAGCAAAAATGCCTGAATGGAGAAAAGAAATAGTTGATAAATTTCATACAGAATTATGGGATTTACCTGAATGGTTATTTGTCTTTTTTGTTCATAGGCTTACAGGATCAGGCATTAACTATGCTAAAAATCCATCTGGTTACCACAATTCTATTCTTTTACATTTCCATACTTGTGATTCTATAGAAGATATGGTTAAAGTAATAAAAGAATTTAAAGGGCCTAAATTTACAAGTGTAGGTTATCAAATAGCACCTTTTCCTAAAGCTCAAGGAGATTATAAATTAGGAGGAGACTATTTTATGTGTGAACATTTACCAGGATTATGTAAAGATTTTGCTAATTATTTGCAAAGAGGAACAGCTAAAAACTTCAGAACATTAATGGTATTTTTAGAAAGATTTAATAAAACAAGAGGTTTTAGAGTATTTAGATTCCAATATGCTGCAACTTTATCTGATATTGCAGACTTTTTTCCTAGATTTATAAATTTAGAATCACATTTCTTTTATGGTAAAAATGCAATAGAATGTTTAAATTATTTAGCAGAAAGACCTAAAGGAATGAAACAATTAGATTTTCTTGATGCTTTAACAGATAATATTTATAAAGATATAGGTGCAGTTCCATATAATTCTGAAGATATTGCTTGCGATTTTATAAGATGGATTGAAAATTATATTAAACCAGGATCAGATTATGACCATCTTTGTTTAGATTCAACATGGAATAGTAGTAATATAATAGACCATCCTTTTGGAAGACAAAAGAAGATGTTAGAGTTAGGCCTTATTGACACTTTTAATAAACCTGAACATCCTTCAGATGATAAAGTTTTAAAAGAAAATAATTTAACTGTAGAAGAATATAAACAATTAATTTACAATAACTAAAATTTATTTTACTTTTAAAAAATAAGGCTTTATAATTAGAATGTTTAAAAATATAATCTTAAAATGATAAAATTATGCAAAGAGAATCAAAAAATCAATATTTCTTGAAGATAGCAAAATTAGTTGCTACTAGATCAACTTGCCCTAGGCGTTCTGTTGGATGCGTTATTATAAATAAATATAACCATATAAAAGCAACAGGATATAACGGAGTTCCAAAAAATTTCCAGCATTGTATAGATAAACCTTGTGGAGGTGAAAATCAAAAATCATCTAAAGGATTAAATTTATGTATGGCAACACATGCAGAACAAAATGCTTTACTTCAATGTGATAATATAATGGATATTGACACAATTTATATAACAACATCTCCTTGCATTGTTTGTGCTAAATTAATTGCAAATACAGGTTGTAAAACAGTTATTTATTCAGACGAATATGCCGACACATCTGGAATAGATATGTTAAAAAAATTAAATGTAAATATTATTTATGAGAGAATCAGAGATTGAAACTAAAGTTTGTAACCATGCTAAATATTTAGGATGGTTGTGTTATAAGTGGGTTAGTCCAGGCAACCGTTCTGTTCCAGATAGAATTTTCTTTAGAAATGGTAAAACTATTATTATTGAATTTAAATCTGAAGGTAAAAAACCGACGAAATTACAACAGAAAACTATAAATAAATTACAAGATCAATGCATTCCTACTTATGTAATTGACGATGTAGGTGAAGGAATAATACTTTTTAATAATATGGAAGAATAATGTATATAGAAACAATGCTTTTAATAATATTTTCTATTGTTTTTACTATAACAACAATAGAAGTAATAAAACTAGATAAATATATTGACGATCTAGGCACAATGATGATAGGATTATCTATTATCATTTGGGTTATAGTAATTTATGATATTATTCAATATGCTTAAAAGAGAAAACTTACATCATTACCAAAATTCTGCTTTAAATGTAGTATTGAATAAAAAGAAATGTGCTTTATTCTTAGATATGGGACTCGGTAAAACTACAACTACACTTACTGCTATTCATGATCTATATTATAATTTTGCTGTAGAAAGAATATTAATTATTGCTCCTTTAAAAGTTGCAAATAATGTATGGCATAAAGAGGCACAAAAATGGGAACATTTACAAGAACTTGATATTGCAATTGCTACAGGATCAGTAAATGAAAGATTATCTGCTATTAATTCAAATAAAACTATAACTTTAATAAACAAAGAAAATGTCCCATGGCTTATAGAAAAATGTAAGTGGAAATGGGATATGGTTGTAATAGATGAAAGTAGCAGTTTTAAATCAGCAAGAGCAAAAAGATTTAGAGCTTTGAAAAAAGTAATGAAATATATTAGATCTATTGTTTTATTATCAGGAACGCCTAGCCCTAATGGAATGATGGATTTATGGAGCCAAATGTATTTAATTGACCAAGGTGAACGTTTAGGAAGGACAATAACAAATTATAGGCAAAGATTCTTTGTTCCTGACGGTTATATGGGATATAATTATAAATTAAAACCAGGAGCAAAAGAACAAATAATGGGATTGATCAAAGATGTTTGTGTAACTATGACCGCAGAAGATTATTTAGAGCTTCCTGAATGCATAAATGTAAATGAATTTATAGAACTTCCTAGCAAAGCAAAAGAACAATATAAAGAATTAGAAAAAGAATTTATTATTTCTTTAGATGATATTGACATTGAATCACCTTCTAAAGCGGCTCTTGGAAATAAATTGCTTCAAATATGTAATGGATCAGTTTACGACGCAGAAAGAAATGTCCATGAAATTCATAATGAAAAAATAGAAAGATTAAAAGAAATTATTGAAGATAATCCAGGAGAAAACTTTTTAGTAGCATATAACTATAAACATGATTTAGAAAAACTACAAAAGGCTTTTCCTAAAGCCGTTAAATTAGAAACAGCTAAACAAGAAGATGATTGGAATAAAGGTAAAATAAAAATATTATTAGCTCA